GCAAAACCAGGTTTAATAGAAACCAGGGCAAACAAAGGAACTAAAGATGTATTTGATAGCATTGAAAAAGACACTGTTGGCATTGACAGTCTTGACGATGGCTTGCAGTTGCAGCCTGATACCAAGTAAAAAAGTAGAAATAGTCACAAAGCCAATAGAAAGAAATATCGTACAACCGATATTACCCAGGGCCGTAGATCTTAAAGATCCATATTGGTATGTGGTATCAGAAAAAAACATAGAAGAGTTTTTACAAAGAGTTGAAAAAGAAGAGGGAGCTGTAGTATTTTTTGCTATGTCAGTACCAGATTACGAGTTGATGGCGTATAACATGCAAGAACTTAAAAGATACATAAAAGAACTGAAAGAAGTGGTTGTGTATTACAGGACAGTCACAACTAAACCAGGAGAAAATAATGAGTAAATCACCAGACGCTTTTGTTTATAAATGTAAATTGAAATCTGTAACAGATGGAGACACTATAAGATTGGAGACTATAGATCTAGGATTTTCAGTGCAATTACACAATAAAGCCGTTCGCATAAATTCAATAGATACTCCCGAATCTAGGATCAATATTAAGAGATACCCGGAAAGAGCAAAAGAAAAAGAACTTGGTTTACTAGCAAAACAAAAACTGAAAGATTGGTTGGTGGGAGATATTACAATTAGATCTTATGGAACAGATAAATATGGGAGAGTATTAGCGGATGTCTTTTGTGAGAAAGGTAATATCGCTGATTTACTTAAAAAAGAAAATCTTGCTGTCGATTATCACGGCGGCACAAAAGTTAAAAAATGGGGAGAGTAATATGGAAATATCACAAGAAGGCATCGCGCTTATCAAGCGCTTTGAAGGATGTAAATTACAAGCATATAAATGCAGCGCTGGAGTACCTACCATTGGTTATGGATCAACACGCGGAGTCACTATGGATATGGAAATATCACAGGACAGAGCAGAGGCATTATTGCTAGAGGACATAGCGGATTTTGAAGAAGAAGTGAACAAATGTGTAAAAGTGCCCTTAGAGCAAAATCAATTTGACGCTTTAGTAGCCTGGACTTTTAATCTGGGTGGATCCAACCTTCGCAGCTCAACCATGCTTAAAGTTTTAAACAACAGCGAGTACGAAAAAGTGCCTAGCGAAATGAAACGCTGGAACAAGGCCGGAGGAGAGACGCTCCAGGGATTAATACGCAGACGCGAAGCTGAAAGTTTACTATTTAAAAATGAACCATGGCATGAAGTATAACGATGTGCAATACTACCCACAGGCCCATAGGCTTAGAGTTGGGTGGTTTATACGTCACTACCTGACCACCTAACTCGACTATGAGCGACGTATCGTACAAAGATTTTGACATATTATCTGAGCAAGACAAGGCAGAAGCCTTGGCCTTGTTGAACCGGTACGATCAACTAGAAAAACAAGATTCTTGCCAGAACGATTTTATCTCTTTTGTTAATCACATGTGGCCCGATTTTATAGAGGGCAGACATCACAAAATAATCGCAGATAAATTCAACAAAATAGCGGAGGGTAAGCTCAAAAGACTCATAGTATGTTTACCTCCTAGACATTCAAAATCAGAGTTTGCATCTACCTTTTTTCCGGCCTGGATGATGGGAAGACAAGGCAATCTCAAAATAATACAAACTACACACACCGCAGAGTTAGCTGTACGATTTGGTAGAAGAGTAAGAAACATAATAGATAGCGAAGAATATCAACATATTTTTCCAGAATTACAGCTACAGGCAGACAACAAATCAGCTGGTCGTTGGACCACAAACAAAGAGGGTGAATCCTTCTATGCTGGTGTAGGCGGTGCAATTACAGGTCGTGGTGCGGATCTGCTTATTATTGACGATCCTCACTCTGAGCAAGATGCTTTGTCACCAAAAGCCATGGAATCAGCCTATGAATGGTACACCTCTGGCCCCAGGCAGCGTTTACAGCCAGGAGGCATAATTGTGATAGTAATGACCAGATGGAGCACCAAAGATCTGGTAGGCAATGTGTTAAAAAAACAATCAGACGAGTATGCGGACCAATGGGAAGTTGTTGAGTTTCCAGCAATTATGCCAGAATCAGAAAAACCATTATGGCCAGAGTTTTGGAAGAAAGAAGAATTACTTAGCGTAAAAGCATCTTTACCTATATCTAAGTGGAACGCACAGTGGATGCAAAATCCTACAGCTGAGGAAGGATCTATAGTAAAAAGGGAATGGTGGAATAGGTGGGAAGATGAAGATGTGCCACCTTATTCTTATGTAATACAGAGTTACGATACCGCTTTTTCTAAAAAAGAAAGCGCTGACTACTCGGCAATAACAACCTGGGCAATATTTAACCGGGGCGATGAAACTGCGGACGAAATCATATTATTAGATGCAAAAAGAGTTAGATGTGACTTTCCAGAATTAAAAAAAATGGCATTAGAAGAGTATAGATATTGGGAGCCAGATTGTGTGCTAATAGAGGCCAAAGCATCTGGAACACCATTAACACAAGAGCTGAGAAGAATGGGAATACCTGTAACAGCTTACTCTCCAAGCAGAGGTCAAGACAAGATAGCCAGGATGAATAGTGTAGCTCCAATATTTGAATCAGGAATGGTTTGGGCCCCAGAAGACGACTTTGCAGATGAAGTAATTGAAGAAATGGCATCGTTCCCGTTCGGCGATTATGACGACTTTTGCGATAGTGCTACAATGGCTTTGATGCGTTTTAGGCAAGGTGGTTTTATATCCTTGCGCGAAGATTACGAAGACGAGGTAAAATTATTAAAAACGAACAGGACAGTATATTATTGAAAATATACCTAACCAGGTTTGTTTTCGATGGTAAAGAATATGCCGGACCGGACATTCATGCGGAGAACATAGATGACGCTGAATTGATAGCTGAGTATAGTGGTTTAATAGTAGACGGAGAGTTGACAGACATAGTGGATTTGGATTTAGATACCAGACCAAGGGTGTTACACTAAAATAATATGGCGATAGAAAAACAATTAGGAACAGAAGATACGCAAGTTAGATCCATGGGATCTGCTGTAGAAATACAACCAGATACCAGTAGAGAAGATCAAATAAGAGAAGCGGCTGAAATATTAGTTGCTAATGAAGAAGTTTTAATTGACGACGAAATAGCCATAGACGAACCGCAACTTGGTTTCAATGCCAATTTAGCAGAGGCTTTGCCAGACGATATATTAGGCAGCATAGCCAACGACTTACTTAGCTCTATAAAAGGAGACAAGCAATCCAGGAGTGAATGGGAAAAAACATATACAGATGGATTGAAATATCTGGGTATGAAGTTTGACGAGGGTAGATCCCAACCATTTGAAGGGAGCTCAGGTGTGATACACCCGATCCTGGCAGAATCCGTTACTGCTTTCCAGGCCCAGGCTTATAAAGAAATGTTGCCGGCAAAAGGTCCAGTAAAAACAGAGATTATCGGTGCCAGGACCATAGAAACAGAAAACCAGGCGGAAAGAGTACAAGAGTTTATGAACTATTACATTATGAATGTAATGGAAGAATATGATCCAGAGCTAGATCAAATGTTATTTTATTTACCTTTAGCCGGATCTGCATTTAAAAAGGTCTACTTTGATTTTGTCCTAAATAGGGCCATGTCTAAATTTATACCTCCAGAAGATCTTATTGTTCCTTATGAGGCAGCAGATATAAGCTCTGCCGAAAGAATTACACATGTTATCAACATGTCTTCTAATGAAATCAAGAAACAACAACTTACTGGTTTTTATGCAAACGTAGATATTGGATCTGACGGGTATGCAGATGATATGTCTGAAATCGAAGAGGCCATAGACGAAATACAAGGTATATCGCCGTCATACAAAGAAAATAGAAACAGAACAGTTTATGAAGTACATACAGTGCTTGATATAGAGGGTTACGAAGACAGAGACGCAGAGGGCAACACTACAGGATTGAAACTACCTTACATCGTTACCATAGAAGAATCCTCACAGGCAGTCCTTAGCATTAGAAGAAATTACTTAGAAAACGACCTTCTTAAAAACAAGATTAATTATTTCGTTCAGTACAAATTTATGCCAGGACTTGGATTCTATGGCTTAGGGTTATCACACATGATTGGTGGCCTGTCCAAAGCATCTACTTCAATACTTAGACAACTTATAGACGCTGGAACGCTTGCGAATCTACCAGCTGGTTTTAAAGCAAGAGGTATGAGGATTAGAGACGAGGACGAACCATTACAACCTGGAGAGTTTAGGGACATTGACACAACAGGTGGATCCTTGAAAGAAAACTTAATACCTTTACCTGTAAAAGAACCAAGTAATGTTTTGATGCAGCTACTAGGCTTATTGATAGACTCTGGTAAAAGATTTGCAGCTGTGGCTGATATGAACATTGGTGATGTCAACCAGGCAATGCCAGTAGGCACTACTGTAGCTTTACTAGAAAGAGGCACGAAGGTTATGAGTGCCATACACAAAAGGCTACATTATTCACAGAAACTAGAGTTTGGTTTATTGGCCAAAGTGTTTGGTGAATCTTTACCTCCCGTCTACAACTTCCAGGTAGGATCTGGACAGAATCAAATCAAACAACAAGACTTTGACGATAGGGTAGACATTATTCCGGTATCAGATCCTAACATATTTTCACAAAGTCAAAGGGTTACTTTAGCGCAAGAACTGTTGCAGATGGTTCAGTCTAATCCACAGGTACATGGTCCTTTAGGTATATACGAGGCATATAAAAGAATGTATGCAGCTTTAGGTGTGGACAATGTTGATTCATTATTGTCACCACCTCCAGACATGACACCAAAACCAGTTGATGCTGGATTAGAAAATGCTAGTTTATTGATGGGCCAACCAGCTCAAGCCTTTCCGGAACAGAATCACCAGGCTCACATAGACACACATAGAAGTCTTTTCTTTACAGACCTAGTAAAAGACAGTCCACAAGTGCAAGCATTGATAATAAGTCACTGCATGCAGCATTTACAATTCCTGGCATCACAACTTGCCCAGGAGCAAATGCCAGATGAAATGAAGCAAAGGATTGCAGAAGTACAAGCGCAGATGCAACAAGTATCACCAGAAGAAGCACAGATGATTGGTCAACAAATACAAATGATAAATGAGCAGTACAGCTCTAGTATTATGGCCCAGCTGGCCAATGAATTTTTACAATCTATTGGCATGAACAG